CTTGATTTCCCCAAAATTCTTCCATATGCCATGCTTCAGGATGATTTTCCATACAGATACTTGGACGCTCTTCGTGGTTGCCGCGAATAATAAAATATGTAATTTTATATTTTTTAAGTTCTTCTTTGTATTCAGTATCTCGATGATTAAAAAAATAATTTGCGCCAAAGTCACCAAGCATTATTAATACATCATTTTCTGTTAATGGCTCATGTTCATATAATGCCTTTATGGGGCGGAAGTCGCCATGAACATCTCCACATATTAATATTTTACTCATATTCTTTCCTCAATTCATGTCATTTTTTCCAATATATATTATCCCAATCTTTTTTTTCAATTCCACCACAAAGATATTTTTCATAAAGATTGTAATAACAAATTTCTAAATAAACATTATTCATTTTTTCTTTATAAATTTCATTATGTGGTAATCTTATCCAATTAACTTTTAAACTGGTAATTTTTTCCCAGACAGAGTTCATTGTACGATAACCACGTTTTGTCATTTCATTGCGCACCTCAGCAGCATAGCTAATGAAATTATCATAATCATAATCTAAAACAAAATTTACAAGAATATGATTAGGTGTTCCTTTTGTTTTTATAGAACCTGCTATTGCAGATAATTCTCGCCACTGTGCAACAAGTTGTTCTCGTGGTAAAACAGAAATTAAATCAGTATGCCAAAGTCTCATTAATATTCCTCCTGTAAAAAATCAAATTCATATTTTAAATCTGTAATACAAGATTCATAAATAAAATCTTTATATTCTTCAATATATGGTTTGAGGAAAAATTTTTGTGCTTCAGTTAAATGACGCTGCCAAGGATCTTTCCAAAAGATACCCCATTGTGGAAACGGCACACAAAAAGACATTCTAGTCAAATGCACCCAGCCATGATCCATTAATATATCATCTGGTCTATCCCTTTTTTCATAATTATATTCTTTAATTAACGTATCAGCTTTTGCGATATGATCCATGTATTCGCAATTATACATTTTACCTTCTGGAGACAGCCATCCTGTAATGAACATAATTTAAACCTCTATTTTTGTATAATATTTTAAATCATCTTTAGCCTTGTCTTTAAAAGATTCAAAATTACCAAGATATTCTTTTCTATTAATCATGTACCACGACCAATTATCTACACCTGCTGAGTCTAAGCAGTTAGCATAATGATATGTTGCTAAAAGATCAATTAATTCTGACTCTGAAATAATATATTGATTTTCCATAAAATTTTTCCTTTTTATATTCTTATATATATTATAGTATAATTTTTATAAAAAAACAAGGGGATATTTTTATATCCCCTTGTAATATTTATTTTAATTAGCCTTTAACATTAATAATCTCTTCAAGAGATGTTCCTCTAAGCAACTTATTAACGGTATCTGCAACAGACTCTCCATTAGCAATCGCATAAGGACTAATGCTTGCCATGCCTTCCTTCAGAAGTTCTGCCTGTGTGCTTGCACTGATTGCCGCAACGAGATCAGGCTGGATAGAACTCATAATTTCTTTTACAGTAGCAGCATATGCTTCCTGTTTAGCCTTTTCGATTTCAGCAAGTTCTTTAGCATGAGCAATTTCTGCATCCTGCTTTTCTTTAATACGAGCCATTTCTGCACTCTGAATTGCAGTCAAAATATCCTGAAGATCATTCTGTGCCTGAGCTTCTGCAGCCTTAGCTTCACGCTCCTTTGCACGAATCATTTCTTCATTGTGCATTTCCTCTTCAGTTCTCTTCTGCTCAAGTTCAAGAGCATATAGAGCTGTTTCATTATTCAATTCAGCTTCTTTCTTCTTTACATCAGCGAGAGCTGTAACAACTTCCATATAGGCTGCCGCATCAGCAAGTTCAACACTCTTCTGAATTAATTCATTCTGATGCTTTTCAAGAATCATGGCAATATCTTTTTCAACGCCGATACCAATAATATCAACATCATTTACAAGCATACCATTTGTTTTGAAAAGTCTGCCAAAAGGCTTATCCGTAGCTTCCGTTTCTGCATCTGTGTTAATATCAAGGACAATATTTCTAATAATTTCAGTAGAATCTGCATAGAAATCCTTAATATTATATGTTCTAATTTCTCTCTTGATAAGAGAACGCATATTATCACACAAATATTTTGCATAATTGTTTACAGCAAACCAAGAGTCTTTATAATCTTTTAAGAAATCTACATAGTAACTCAGTTTAATCTGAACATCAACAAAATCTGCAGTCTGAGCGTTAATAATATCAGAAACTTTATTATTTTCAGTTTTGAGAAAAGCTGTAATATTCTCTTTATCTCCGCAAGGAACAGTAATTGCTTCTACTGTTTCATCATAATCAAACAAACGAGTTGCAGGTCCAATTACAACCTCTCTATCTCCAGACTTAGATACAACATTAATTGCATATCCAGTCCAAACGTCTACCGCGACAACACCCTCATATTTAGTATCAAGAGTAATTGTTCTCGGTTTAGTGTAACTTACTCCGCGAGAAATATTAGCATTTGCTTCAAAAATAGCAAGCGCAGATTCCTGATTAGCAGTAGAATATACACTATTAAGTGCATCTGTAACCGCAGAACCAGTAAGACCTTTCTTTGCCATTCTTTCAACGGCCTGTTCAGTAAGTCCACTGTTATAGGTTAGCACTTCGCTGTTACCAGGATACATAAGATCGCATTCTTTATTAGTTAGCTTTCTTTTGACAACAACTTCTGTGCGGGGATCAGGTAAATACATCTGCGGACCGCGTACTGTAGTAATTTCACCAGTAAGTCTATTGAGAATATATCTACCTTCACCTTCAGGGATAGCGATGGCATGGTGCATATATTTTCCATCATACTGAATCATAGCATGTTCAGGACGAGGATAATAAATCATCTGGTCATTACCAGTAATAAACAATTCTTCTCCGATAGGATGATGAATAGTTTCACCATTCTTTTTCTCATCATATGCAGCAATTACTTTTACATAAATACCACTAATAGGAGAAAGTTCAAGAGCACGAAAAATCAAACCACCCTTAGGAGCTGCTACGAAAGTCTCAGTAGGCTTCGGAAATACCACAGCAGGGCCATGAATATATCTCTTTTCACCATCTTCATCTTTCAGAATTGCATACTCTAGCCGCTCAAGGGTAACGGCATCGCGCACATATTCATTACTATTTTCAATAGGAATAACTTCAATTCCTGTTGGCGGAATATAGAAAGATACTTCTGTACCTTTAATAACGATCATTTGACCGACAAAATATTCCTCAGGAGTTGCAGTAACTTCCTTACCTTCAGTATCTACAATAGTTGCAGTTCCAATTCCTTTTCGAGCGGCTTCCGCATCATAAACTCGGGCCAGAAGATACTGGTTAGAACGAAGTCTATGACCTCTAATTACTCTTGTCATCTGACCAGGGAAAAGAGAGAACGAAACAGGACCCGCAATATTAATCTTACGTCCAATTTCAAGAGTAGGACTATTTACAGCCTTTGCCGCCTCAGGATGAGAATTATCTGTAGCGGGATTCTTTAATACTACATACCAACCTTCAGGTGCAGAAATAAACAACTGCTTAGCTTTTTCAAAATCTTGAGTTTCCTCAAATTTCTTAGTTTTGGCATTAAATACGACAAGAGATTCCTGTGCGGAAATTGTCATAGTAATGGGGCCAGTATAAGTTTTAATTGCACCATTGGTTTTAGACTGCAAAAAACAAAATTCATTTGTGGACAAAACCAGATCTCGCTGACGATTCATCTGGGGCTGTTCACTCCAATTTTCATTATCATATCTTCCCATATTTTTTACCTTCCTTTTTTATTTAACAATTATATTATATCAAAAAAATTATTAAAAATCAATTAATTTGTCAACATAGTGGCGATAATCCACTTCATCAGTCGTCTTTAAAATTGGCATATTTTCATCAACAAACCAATGACCTTCCGCATCTTTAATACATGCAGAGCCGCGTTTCTTTACAACAGGAAGATCATTCCAATTTATTCCTTTTTCAGTAAAAAGCATATCTTGAATCATATTACAAGATTTACCCTGAAGCTGTTTATGAGAAAAATTAGCCTGACCTACCATCTGAATTGAATTTCGGGTAGCATCCAACTGCCGCCAATATACAAAATTAGTTACTTCTTCTTTTGGTACATTAAAGCAGCGTGCATCAAACATTGCGCCTTTATCTATTGCTTTAAAATAAACTGTACTAAGTATCAACTCCTCTTTATAATTAAGTAAGTTCGAAGATTCCATTAATTTATCTTCTGGAATAGTTTCTTTAATCCACTGCTGATAATTATTTGTTAAAAATTTATTAAAAGCCATAGTTGCCATTGATGCAGAAATGCTACACATTTTCTGTACTTCATAATCAAACCAAGCAGAAGAAGTTAATTTTTTATAATCAACAAGCACAAGTGTAATTTCATCCGATTGAGTATAGCCAAATACACATCCTTGGATATTTTCACACAGATATTTCATAGTTTCTTGCATAGATTTAATTAAAATATCATCAAAAGGTTTTTGAAAACCACGAGTAAAAGTATGAAAAGCCTTACCATCAATTCTAATCATAACAGGCATACGACGAACAAGTCTAGTTTTGGGAACTTGCTCATAAAACTCTTTCATTCTTTTTCCAAGATCATCATGCACTGGCATTGATTTTTCCTCCTTATAATCCCTAAAAAACTTTTACAATAATAATAAAAATAATCATAATTGCAATACTAACCCAAAGAGGCCATAATACTATCCACCAACTCCAATTAATTACACCAATAAGTTTAAGTACAATATTTACTACTAAAATAACATCAAGTAATCCAATACTACTTCCAGTATTTTTATTCATATTTTTATCTCCTCCTTAAATTAAATAGGGCATCGCCGCCGCATATTTATTTTTAAGTTTATCAGTTAATGTATCAACTTGTGCAAAATGATCATGCATATCTGCGAGTTTTACAATATATGCAGGCAGGTATTTGGGATTACTCGTTGCCATTCCACGAATTTTCGCAATATAATCATTATAATCTACATCTTCTTCTTTTGTTAAAAGTTGAAGATTTTCTTCAAAATCGTAATCAAACCAAGCACCTTGTTTAATATTTGTATCTTCATATAAATCATGTGCTAAACCGAGTTGATAAACAAATTTATCATAATTTGTATAAGGAAGTTTAAAAAGTTTACAAAGATTTTGTGCTTCATTAGCAACTCTTTTTGCATGTTCCATTGTTTTTTCATCATAATAAAGATAACATAATTCAAACATTCCTGTATTTGTCATAACTATTCCTCCTTATCTTTATATACATTATAACAAAAAATATAATAAAAAACAAAGAGAGATTTTTAACTCTCCTTATAAGGTTTATATAAAGTGGCGGCCTGGTATCTTGCTACATCTGCAGGCAGAATATCTTCATAGACCATTGTTCCAACAGGATCATCATGTTCTTCTTTTGTTTTACACAAAGATTGAATAAATTCTGAATTTGGATGATATGGGGTTTCATTCTGTAAATAATATGAAAAATTTTTTGCCTTATCATTAGTTTCTGCAACACATTTCCATTTATAAAGAATTTCATATCGTAAAAATGCTAATAATTCATTTTTATTAATCAAATATTTATCCATTTTAATTATTCTCCTTATCTTCAAAATAAATTGGCTCAAAGGTATCAAGATTTAACAAACATGTACGATGAGTACGAAAAGAGCCTAAATCAATATTAATTTTATGTCCATCACAATATTTATAAATTTTGAATCTAGTTGTTGGGAAATCGGCCTTTTGATTAAGATAACAATACATATATTCAATTGGAGTATGCCCATGAACACAATATTCATTATCCTTTCCATCCCAATGTAATTTACCAATATGAGTCCGATCCCAAATATAATTATTCATTGGAATGTCACCTGTCTGCATATCTTTAATTTCTTTTGTATTTGGTTGCCTTCCCGCATGACAAAGATAAATTATATTACCATTAGAATTGATGTATTCTGCATGAGTAGGAAGTTTTCTAATTTTATTAATAAGCCATTTTTTCTTTCCTTTTGACAGTTCATTAAAGGCTTTAATGGTATTTTCTGCGCCATTTGCATACCAAAGTTCTATATTAGGAACTGCCCAATAAACCTCTTCATTGGGCTTATAGTGCATAACTTCAGAACCAATACTGTCAATGAAATCTTCATGGTTTCCTCGAAGAAGAATAATATTAGGAGTTTCCATAACTTCATTTAAAATTTCAAGGCCGACATTGCCGCGATCTACACAATCTCCCAGACAATATACAGTATCTTCTGGCTTAATATATTCTTTAATTTGTGTCCAAAGATTATATTGAGCATGTATATCTGAAAACGCATATACACTCATAAACATTCCTCCTATATTATTTTAAATGTTTTAATACTTTTTCCTTTTATCTTTATTAAAATTATAACAAAATTTTAATAAAAGATCAAGAAAATTTTCCTACGGTCAAGATAAAATAATTAAAAAAAGACATTTTTTATATTATATATAGAAGAAGAAAATTTTTAAATGAAATTGTTAAGATTTCATATTAATTTTATTTATACTATGGAGGATAAAAATATGTTGAATGGAAGAATTGGACAAGTCCTTGGACCTTTTTCTGCAGGTGTGGATTTGTTAGATGACAATGCTCCTATTGGAGCTTTTACTCCTGAGACTTCGAGACCTATTTTATATAAATTGGGGATTCAATCAGAAGAAGGAGTAATAGTTGAAATTAATGATGTTCCTATTAAAATTGGTAGGACAGGCATGTATGAATTGGATAATATTGTAGAAATAAGGAAATTAGTGTTCCCTGATGGGGCGGATGTTGATACCATTATTGATTTTGTGTATTAATAAAAGGAGGAAACTATATGAGTTCATTTTATGGAAGTTATAAAGTTACTATCACACAAAAACAAGTGGATAGATTAGCTACAAATCATGTTATAGCCTCAAAAGTTCAGCCAACTACTCAAAAAGATGGGGACATTTGGTTAGTATTAAAAGAAGATAATAATTTAGAAGAAGAACAACAAGAAGGCTAAAAGAAGTATAATTATTAAGGAGATAAAAGGATATGGCGAATCAGATTAAATATCAAGTTGGTTTTGACATTCAAAAAGAAGGGTTGAACCAATTAAAATCTTCATTGCAATAGATACAGAAATTAAAAATCAGTGATGTAATGAAGATTAATAATACAGACGCCGCCTCCGCAACAGAAACTTTAAGACAAGTAAAAACATAGGCGACGAATGTAGAAAATGCATTAAAGAAAGCCTTCAATACGAAATTAAATACTCTTAATATTGAACAATTTAATAAGACTTTAAAAAATTCTGGTAGCTCTATTAGTCAAGTCCAACAAGCTTTTTCTCAAGTTGGCGCGGCTGGACAGGCGGCGTTTAATAACGTTGCTACACAAATTTTAAATACAAATGTTCAATTAAGACAAAGTAATAAATTATTAGACAGTATGGCTACTTCAATGGCGAATACTATTAAATGGAGTATTACATCTAGTATTGTTAATAATATAACTCAATCAATTCAAAATGCTTATTATTATGCAAAAGATTTAGATAGATCGTTGACCGATATCCGAATTGTTACTGGTGATAGTGCTGATTAGATGCAAAGATTTGCGAATACTGCGAATTCCGCAGCAAAGGATTTAGGTAGATCGACTCTTGATTATACCAAAGCCGCTTTAGCATTCTATCAGCAAGGTTTGAGCGATGATTAGGTTCAAGCTAGAACTTCAGTTACTTTAAAAGCTGAAAATATTACTGGTATTGGATCTGATATGATTGACTATTTGACTTCTGTTTGGAATGGTTTCAATGTTTCGGCAGAGTAGTCTGAAGAATATGTTGATAAATTGGCGGCAGTTGCAGATACAACCGCATCTAATATGGGATAGTTGGCTACTGCTATTAGTAAAGTAGCATCAACCGCTAATGCTATGGGTGTTGATATTGATCAGTTAAATGGTCAGATTGCTACTGTTATTGCTACGACTCGACAAGCGCCTGAATCAGTCGGTGTAGCTTTTAAAACCATTTACGCCAGAATGAATGATATTAAGACTGGCGCAGATGAGGCTTAGGTAAGTTTAGGTAATTATTCAGGTAAAATGGCGGCATTAGGATTTAATGTATTAGATGCTAATGGTCATTTAAGAGACACTGGTGAAGTTATTGAAGAGATTGGTGGACGTTGGGAAAGTTTAACAAGAGAGCAACAGATAAACCTTGCTCAAACTATGGCAGGTCAACGTCAGTATAATAATCTTATTGCTCTTTTTGATAACTGGGATAAATATTTACAATCTGTAAATACATCTTTAAATGCTCAAGGTACTTTAAATGAAAAAAATGATAGATATTTAGAGAGTCTTGAAGCACATATGATTGAATTAGGTACGGAAGCTGAACGTACTTATGATATTTTATTTGATGAAAAAACAGTAAAAGGGTTCGTAGATGTTTTTGGAGATGTTTTAAAAGGATTTAATAATTTTATTGATGGTCTTGGGGGAGGGATTCCCGTTTTAATGACTTTTGGTTCCACACTTGCTAATATTTTTAATAAGCAAATTAGTGATGCCATTATGTCAGCCAAAGATAAGTTTGATATTTTTATTAATAATAAAAATATTGATAATTTAAAAAATCAAGTTGCAGATTCAATTTTATCTCAACGTATTTCACAAGGTCAATATGATAGTAATTATCAATAGGCTGCGGTAGAAGCTGCAAAAAAATAGGCAGAAATTTATCAACAAATTTATGCGGTTAGAAAAGGATTAACACAAGAAAGCTATAATGAATTAACTGCATTACAATAGCAAATTGGAATGCGAACTCAACAATTATCATTAATAGAAAATTATCAATCTGTAATGGATGAAGTTTCAGGCCATGAGTTTACTACATATAGTGAGATTTTAAATTTAATTGAATAGCAGACTCTTGAAATTAATAATCAGAAACAATTATTACATGATGTTGTTGAAGAAACAAGACAATATGTTGAAACAGTTCAATAGGGATATCTTCCTTATGTAGAAAATGAATAGGCTTTAAATCGAATATAGTCTTTAACTCATAGTTCTTTATTAGCGCAAGAGTAGAGGAATAAAGCATCTAATATATATAATAGCATGATAAATAACTAGGCAATCACCACAGAGGATATAAAATTTTTATCTGAAATGATGACTAAATAGTTAGAATATCAAAATACTTTATTGGGTAAAGCAAATGAAGCAAAAGCATTATATGATCGTCATTTAAGCGGTGAAGTTGATGCATTAAAAGCTCAAAATAAAGAATCTTAGAAACTTTTAGAGAATGGAATAAAAAGAGGCCAAAATGCTATTAATTTAAGAACAGTAGTTCAAAATGTTACGGCTGGATTAACTGCAACAACTTCAATTTTAGGTGCTATTAGCAAGGCCACAGATGAAACCGCTAATTCTGCAGAAAAAGTAAATGCAGCTTGGAGTGGTTTACAAGGAAGCTTGCCAAGTATTGCAGGTATTATTGCAAATTCTATTCTTCCAGGATCTGGCATGGTCGTTACTATGATAGGTAACGGAATTATGTCAGTTGCTAAAGGATTATTAGACGCTACTGGAATATGGGATAAAATTGAGGATCATTTTAAAACAACTAAATAGAAAGTTGAAGAATTTAATGAAGCCATCAATCAATCTAATTAGAATAATAAATCTAAAAATGTTCAAATTGCTAATTTGTAGTAGGTTGCAAAAGAATATTAGAAATTGTCTGAAAAAGCAGGCGCATATGGAGTAAATTTAGATCAATTAACTCAAGATGAACAAGATAGATATCATGAAATTACTGATACTTTTGCTGAATATAATCAAGCGGTTATAGTTGGTTATGATGAGCAAGGCCATGCTATTGTTCGTGGACAAGATGCATTAAAAGAAACTATTGAAGTTTTAAAGTAGGCTAAAAGGTAGGCTGATAAAGCAGCTTTAGGCGGAACTGAGAATGTTTTAGAAAATGTTACTGCAAGACATGATAAAGAAAAATCATAGAAACAAAATCTTGTTTATAATACAGATGCATAGTTGAGAGAAGCTAATGCAAATCTTTAGTAGTATAAAAATGATCATGCAAGTTATCAAGGAAAATTTAATGATTTTGCAGGATTTTCAACAAGAGCTTTTCAAATTACTTTTTCAGAAGGATTAGCAGAAGAAAATGAAGAATTAGCAAATTAGCTTACAAAATATTCAGCATTAATTTAGCAATATAATAAAGTAATTAGTGACGGTGTTAGTAAAGGCGAAGAAGCTTATTTAAATAATATTTTTTAGAAAAGAATTGCTAAATCGGGTTCTACAATTATACAATATTTAAAAGACGCTAATGCTTTTGGTGAAGGGCTTTTAGATAGTGATTATGAAAAAATTTTCTCTAATATGCTTGGTGATACCGATGAAATTTTAAAAGGATTACAAGCAGCAGTTGATGAGAAGAAACAAGCTTTAGATGATGCAACAAAAAAGCAAGAAGAAAAAACTTATTACACTGAAGAAGATGCCGATGCGCTTTTAAGAGCTTTTAGCATTGATGATGTAAATAGAGAATTATATGATAATTTACAAGAAGAATTTATTAAAGTTGGTTGGAATCAAAAAGATTTATTAATGTTATTAATAGATACTATTACTAGCTCAACCGATGACATCCCTGTGGATTAGGTTTATCAATCAATGGTAGATAAAATTAAATTGATTTATGATAATTTAGTCCAAAGCGGTTAGATAATAAAAAGTGCTGAAAATGAAAGTATTAAAGATATTGAAGAAATTTTTGCTAATAATGATCAAAGTGTCAAACAGATTTCAGATGCAATTATATAGTCTATAAATAATATTTGGCTTAATAATCCATAGATTCAATAGATGTTAAATAATCCAGAGCAAAAAGATATGATAATTAATTTAATTAAATCTATTTATGGATTAGATAATTTAAATTTTGTATTTAAAGATGGAGTTCGAGAAGTTTTTAAAGTCTTTACCGCAGGAACCTCTTTGGGAAAAGAAATTGCTTCAACTTTAAATGATTCTATTGAAGAAGGCATTTCTGGATATACAGATACTCATGCTAAAAATTTTTTACAAAATTGGTTAAATTAGAATTTTTCTGAAGAACAATTAAATAAAATAAATTAGCAAATTAATAAATTTAAACCATAGTTTAAAACTCTTGAAGAAGCAAAACAATGGATTCAAGATTTTCTTGCTCAAGACGCTCAAGATGATAATGTTAATAATATTATTAAAAATTTTGATAAAGTTTCTTCCGCTATTCAAAAAATTCAATCTGGAAAAGATTTATCATATAAAGAAAAAACTAATTTATTATCTAATTTATATGAGGGTTAGGTCGATCCTTCTAAACTTCAAGATACTGAACAATTATTAAAAGATTTTGAAGACGCAGTTTTAACAACTTCTGATTCTATGCAAAGAGCAGAAGGGTTATCAATCCTTGCTACTAGTTTTGAAAAATTATAGTAGTTAAAATCTAAAATTAGTCCAGCTGAATATCAAGCTTTATGGAATGATATTTTTGGATAGGAAGTAAAACAACTTAATTTAACAGAAGATAAATTAGAATAGTTTGCAAAAGCAAATAATTTAGCTTTTAATTCCAATTAGACTAAATAGGCTGCTTTAAATTTATATAAAGAAAGTGAAAATCTTAGTAAATTAGAAAAAGCAGTAGATAGTGCAAAGGATAAATTCAAAGATTATAAAAATGCGCAAGCCGCTGTTAAAGACTCTTAGGCATTAGGACATTTACAAACTTTAAATGAGTTATTCGCTTCTCTTGGAGTGGAAACAGATTATCAATGGATTATTGATAATATTAATAAAATTTCTGAAGCATTAAAAAATGGTACTTTTAATGCAGAAGATTTTAAAAAATAGGTTGAAAGAGTCACATCAACTAGTTCCTCTTTTGATAATTTTCAAACTGATAAAAAAGAGGTTTCTACACTAACATCCGCAAGAGATACTTTAACTAAAGGTGGAGAGCTAAGCGATGAACAAATGTCTGCTTTATTTACAGTTGGGAAAGAATATTCTATTTTAAATGAAGCAGCTTAGAATGGAGTAAATTCAAAAGAATACCTTGACGTTCTTAATCAAATAATTGCTGCAAAATAGTCTGAATTAGAAGTAACAAAAGAACTATTGTTGGCGGAGAATGAAAAACATATTCAATAGTTATAGAATAGAAAAACTGAATTAGAAGAGATTAAAAAACAAAGTCAATAGGATTATGCAAAAGCAAATTTTAAAGTTGAAAATGAAGGACAATTTAGTCAAGGCGAAGTAATGCAAGCTGAATCAGATGCTGCATCTGCTAAAAAAGCGTAGATAGAAGCTGATGAAGAATTAAATCAAATTTAGACTTAGCTTATAGAAAAAGGAAAAGAAAGATTAGCCTTACAATAGCAAATCAGCGAAACAAAATTAGATGCAGATGTTGATACTGATTAGTGGGAAAATTTGGCAGATCATATTCAAGACGTTGCTGATGAAACAGAAGAATTACATAATGGTTTATAGACAGATAGAAAAGGTGCTGAAAAACTTTCTGAAGAAATATTAAGATTTGATGATGCTTGTCAAAATGTTGTAAAAAGTTATAAGAATTGGACAAAAGCATTAGAAAGTGGTTCTATCCAAGATCAAGTACAAGCAATGTCAGAAATGAGAGAGGCTTATGCTGATTTACTTGATTTAGATGGAGGCTCTTTATCAGAAGACTTTTTATCTAATACAGATAATTTAAATGATATGAAAGCCGCCATTGATGGTGATACTTAGGCATATGATAGATTAATGATTGCCGCGCAGCAGGATATCATTGGTCACATTAAATGGGATGAAGGTATGTATGAAGACTTTATGTCATCATTAGATACTGTTCAAAACTCATTAGATCTTATGAACTTTCAAACCCTTGAAATTGGCGCAGATTTAAATCAAGATAATTTTTTACAAGAATTAGGAGATTTAGTAAATGCTGCCCATATGACTGCCGAGCAAGCAACTGATTATTTGGCTTCTATGGGTATTGATGCTGAGGTTGTTGAGCAAAAAAATCAGGGAACTTAGAATAAAACTATCACTGGATTTGATAGTGAACTTATTCCTTAGACAAGAGTAGGTTAGGTTCCTATTATTTCTGGTCGCGGTTAGGATATGGAAGTTCGTACAGCTCCTATTTAGTATACTGTTTATGATAGTGAATATATTCCAAGAACAACTACAACTACTGATACAAAAGAAAATTCTGCTTTTTCTTTAAAAGTGACATCTGCTCATAAATCTTCTGGCGGCGGTTTTAAGTTTAAACAAGCTTCAAATGGTGGCGGCTCTGCAGGCTCTGCTCGTCGTGCTGGTTCTGGTGGCAGCGGCGGAAGAGGCGGTAAAGGTGGTAAAGGCGGCAGTAAAGGATCTGCTGCAAAACCTGATAAAGGGAAGAAAGATAAGAAAAAGAAGATTGAAGATGAAAGAGATATTTATCATGATATAAATATCCAAATTGAAAAAATTAATCGAAACCTTGACCGCGCACAAAAGAAGCAAGACCATTTATATGGTAAAGATCTTTTAGATAATTTAAGATAGCAATCAAAACTGTTAGAAGAGCAGAAGAAAAAACTTGAGGAAAAATTAAAACTTCAAGAAAAAGATTTAGCTTCTCAGCAAAAAGCATTAAAAGGGCTTGGAGTAACTTTTGATGCTTATGGCAATATTACCAATTATATGAAAATAGTTGGTAAACAGCAAGATTAGGTTAATAAGAAAACTGATAAATATAATAAGTTAGTTAAAGAATATAATAAAGAAACAAATAAAAATAAAAAAGATAAATTAAAAGAAAGATTATAGAAACTTGATAAACAAATTAATAAAACTAGTGATAGTCTATAGAATTTAAAAGATAAAATAAAAAATTATGATGAGTTGAGGGAAGCGATTGAAGACTCAAAAGATGATATCAATGAAGCAGAGCAAGAAAGAATTGAAAAAAATGTTTAGAGATTTAGAACAACAATTGATGTTCATCTTGATATGAGCGCAGCCCAAAGAGATTGGAATAATTTCTATCGTAATGTAATAGAAAAAACTGATGTTGTTAAAGATAGCAACTTTGATAAAATATTTGCGGACGCCGCAAAGAGCAGTAAAGACTTCTTCTCATATTTTGGCAACGGTGATACAGCTGGTTCAATTGAAACAATAACAAATCAATTAATTAAAACTCAAGCGGAAATTGAAAAAATTGATAAAGGTGGTACATCCGCAATCTATGGCAAGGATAAAGAAAAAGCCTTAGAAAATTTAAAAACTGATTTAGCATCATTACAAGATCAGTTAGAAGGGATGTTATCTTCTATTGATGAAGTTGATTAGGCATATCTCTCAACTATTGATGAAATTGATAATCAATTTAATAAACAAATGTAGAATTATGGTTTTGTAGAATAGTTATTAACTCATGATATGGATTTATTATCATTGTTATATGGTGATCAAAACTATGAGGCGATGGATAAATATTATACTTAGCTTAATGAAAATTCTAATAAGCAAATAGATTTCTTAAGGCAACAGGCGGCGTGGTGGAAAGAAAGATGGCAGGCCGCCGTTGACGCAGGAGATACCAATGCCGCAGAAAAGTTTGAACAACATTATCGTTAGACTATTGGCAATTTAAATAGTATGATTGAACAATCTATTCAAACTATTCAAGATAAATACATTAATTCTATTAATAAAATCTTTGATGAGTTAGATAGAAGAATTAGTGACGGAAAAGGCTCTGATTTTGTTGAAAAAGAATGGGATCTGTTGAATAAAAATGCAGACGAGTATTATGATACTATTAATGCTGCTTTTGCGCTTCAAGATTTAAGAGGATAGTTTAATAAGGCTATTAATGATACTAAAGATTTAAAAAATCAACAGGCATTAAAACGATTGATGGATGAACAATTAACTAATCTTGAAAATAAAGATAAGTTAACTGAGTATGATGTCGAGCGTGCTCAGAAGCTGTTGGAATTAGAACAAGCCAGAATTGCATTAGAAGATGCACAAGCCGCAAAAACTACTATGAGATTAAAGAGAGATTCTCAAGGCAACTATTCATATGAATATATTGCGGATGATGATGATATTTTATAGACTCAGCGAAGATTAGCTTAGCTTAATAATGATTTATATAACTTTGATAAAGAAAGATATAATTCTAATTTATCTGATGCATTACAGGCTTGGAAAGATTTTCAATCTTAGTATAAAGCAATTATGTCTGATATGTCAAAGAGTTAGGAAGATCAAGCTAGATAGGCTGCATTATTACAACAGCAGTATGCAGAATATATTAATGGTAAACTTGCTTAGAATGAAGTTATTAGAGGTAATTTAACTGATTCAGCATTACAAGATTATGCGTTACTTAATAATGAAGATGCAAAACATTATAAGAATTTATCCATTGAAGAAAAAGACTTAATAATGAAAGATTTAGTTCCTACTTGGGATAGTGGTATTCAGGCAATGATGGATGCTATGACTAAAGAGGGCGGTTTTGTTCCAACTTGTCAATAGGCTTTTGAAAAAGTCAGTGAAGCATCTAAAGAATATAAAAATGATGTAAAAGAAACCGCGGAAAGCGCGGGAACTGATTTTGAAAAAACAAAAGAAGGTGTTAGCGCTTTAGCTGAATAGACCAGTAAATTAATTACTGCTAATGATGCTCTTATGACAAATATGGATAAAGAAATGACAAAAGTTGCTAGTTTAAGAGATTATATTCATTCTCTTGCAGAAGCTTATAAAGAAGTTACTAAAAATGCAATGATTACAAGTGGCACTATACATGATCTTCTTCAGCAAACAAATCTGAAATCCGCAAATGATACAAATGATTTTAATAAAATAGATGATAAGTCTATTGGACTTGGTACTTGGGATGCCGCAAAAGATCAGGTTCTTAATGGATTGGATCAAGCCGATAGTACAGTGTATGGTTCACAATTATCTGAAATGATGCAAATCTTTGAAGATTCTACAATGGACTCATTATCAAGTGATGAGCGAATAAATAGATTAAATGAGCGAGTTAGCACTATGGCTATCATCTTAGATGAATTAAAGACTTCATTAGAAGGTTCTTTATACTCAAGAGCAAATAATATCAAAGGCGGTTTTAGTAATTTATTTGATAATACTAATGGTGAAAGTATTGAACAAACTGTGAATATTGAAGCAGTATTTCCAAATGTTAATACTAGAAAAGAAATTGAAGATGCATTCTATGAACTTGCGAATATGGCAATTCAAAGAGCATTAAGAAATTAATATAAAGAGGGGACAACCCCTCTTTATATTATATTAAGAAAGGAAAAATATGGAAAATTTAACAATATTACAATATAAATGGGATACAGGTGTATATGGATTAGAAGAATTATCAAAATTGGTATAGTTAAAAGAAATAACCGAAAAAGATTTTTTTGAAATTACAAGATATAATTATAAAAGTATTTAGGAAGAAAAAAAAGAGTATTGAAATAGTAGAGTTGAAAAAATGAAAAAAATATGTTATACTATCAGTATAATATAAATTTATTTTTATATTAGAGATATAAGGAGGAAAATTATACATGAATGTAAATTAGACGATTTTGGATGCTATTGAATTATTAGCAAATTCAAAAGTAGAAAAAGCTAATTATAATACAACAATCCAAGCGCAGATTATTTCATGTGAGGACGCGTCTATCGGAAAATACAGATGCCGCTATCAAGATGCTATTATATATGCTTATTCTAATAATATAGATACAACATATACTAATGGTTCTTATGTTAATATTCTTGTTCCAGGTAATGATATGTCAAAAGATAAGACTATTTTAGGTTCAACTACGCGGTCTGGGGTAAGTTATATTAGTTAGTTAGACAATTAGGCGGTTTATGATATTAATGGTACTAATTGCATTAATGTTAATGATATTGATAAATTTTATTTAAATACATTAAATAGGGATTATAAATACACAATTTATCAATATGGAGAACCTAGTGATATTTCATTAGATGATCTAGCTTTGGCTTATTATATAAGACGATCTTCTTCTATTAAGGTCGCCGCAACTTTTAAAACATCTATTGCGCCCGAGAGACAAACTAGAGGTCATTATGGTATTACTTATAATTTAAGATTTTTAGATAATACTTCTAATCAAGAGGTTATTCGTTCATATACGATTAATGAAGATAACATGAAAGATAATCCATATAGACTGGCATATGGGACAGAGCAATCACAATATTTTAAAATCGATGGATAGAATTTTATTCGTATTGAGTCCATAGAGATTTTTAATAAGGAATTTCCTGGTGCTAACGGAGTTATTACAGACAGACGATTAGAAACAGGGGATATAGAAATTACTAATTTGAAGTTTTTTGGAACTTCAAAATTATCTGAATCTGAATTAAATGGACTTTCTGTTTCTCTTTCTGTTCCAGAGGGACTTATTTTTAAAGATGATTCTACAACAGCTGATTATAAAACGATTACCGCAAAGGTTAGAATTAAAGGAAAAGAAGTGGTAATTGATAAAAATTTCTCTTTCTATTGGGGGAGAGAAAATAATCAAGTCATGGCTAATAATAGATATTATAATAAGCATTTAGGTAGAGGTTGGGAATGTTTGAATCAAAGTAATATTATTGATGCGGATCCTACTGTTCCTAATGATCCTAATGCTATTATAGAATGGGTACCTGCGGGGAATATATATAAAATGAGTTTTACCGCGGCAACCGCAAGTGATAATAAAATTAAAGTTGTAGTTGTCTATAATGGAAACACCGCATCTAAATAGGTTAATATTAAGAATTTATGTGCAGAAACTCCATAGTTGACAATAGAATCAAGCAATGGTACAAAATTTTATTATGACATTGGACATACAACTTTAACTTGTAAAGTTAATGGGATATAGCCTCAGAATTATCATTACTATTGGGCATATGTGTCTGATAATTAGGTACTTGAAGAATTACCAGAAACTACATTAGAAAATACTGCATATACTGCGGCAGTTACTGCATTAACGAATCTTTAGAATGAAATTATTGCAGGAACTAAGTTTGAAAATGCGTAGAAAGAGAATTTAACTACATTATAGAATAATGTAAAAGCATTTAATTCTGTTCAAAGAGTAAAAGGTAATAAAATCTATAATGTACAAATCAATGATATTACAGATAGTAGAACCTTTAAATGCACTGTCGTTAATGAAAATGGTATTTTATTAGGTACTCCATCAATAACTTTAGAAAATACTTTAAGTGGAGAAGATCTTTATTCTCTTGTTATTAATAATGGTACACAAGTTTTTCAATATAATGAAAATGGCGTTGCTCCAAACAGCAAGAGTCTGGACTCGCCGCAAGAAATTTTACCGCTTAGTTTTACAATATATGACAATTTAGGTCAACCTATTTAGGAAGATATTTTGGAAAATATAAATAATTGTAGAATTAAATGGGAATTTCCTAAAACAAATACTATGTTAGTCGATTCATAGGAAAATGGATTAGACTTTGATGAAGATGAAAATTATAGATATTATGATAATAAATCAACTTTGTTTTATAATATTTCACAAAGATATTATATTCAAAAGCAAAGAAATCAAATAAAATTAACAGTAAGATATAAAGGATTAAGTTTATCTGCGGAAACCAACTTTACTTTTGCTAAGCAGGGAGAACCTGGTACAAATGGAACTGAATATATAGTAAAATTAGTTCCAAATACAACAATGAGCGCTACTCCATTGGCTCCAATGATTACTAAAGCTGGAAATAAGTATATTTTAAACTATGGATTAGGAACTTCTGCAGCAGAAACTGAACTTTCTATTAATAATAGTTATAAGTTTTTTAAGGCACAATTATGGCATAGTGGAGAATTGGTATGGGAAGGTAATTCTATGACAGATACTGCTCAAGACAATTTAACCCAGCCTTCAAGTGTCATTTGGAGTGTGTTAAAAAATAAATATAATAATACATACTCTGATGCATCTGCTTTTGAAATAGTAAATGCAAATAATGGGCAAATTAAATATACTGGAGATCATTTAGATTCTAATTTAAATACACCTTTAGCAAATATTATTAAATGTAGTATTGATTGGGAAAGCAAAACTTATTATGGTACAATTCCTATAGTAACAGCTTGGACTAGTGATGAAAAATATAGAGTAAAATTAAAAGATTATACTGGATTTAGGTATGTAATATATACTTCAGATGGTATTTCACCACAATATGATGATGCTAATCCTTTTGAATTTATTTGTGAAGAATCTATTGATAACACTTGGGAAGATATTTCACTGGTTTCTGGTAGTCATGCAATTTCTTATGAACCATCTGTTGTTGGAAATTATTTATCTAAAGATGGGATAGCAATTAATTCTTTTTTATTAGAAATTCTTTCAAATAATGGATATGAAAAAAATCAATGTATAATTCGTCCAAAATCAAAATATAATGGATTATGTGTTAATAATGCAGTTTGTTGTATATATAAACAGAATAATGTAATAATTGGTAAAATAAATGTTCCTATTCATTTTTTATTAAATAAATATGGTTTATCTCATATAAATGAATGGGATGGCAATAGTGTTCAAATTGATGATGAAGGCGGTTTTATTCTTAGTCCACAGGTCGGCGCAGGACGAAAAGAAAATGATAATAGTTTTACTGGCGTGCTTATGGGATAGGTACGGTCTCCAGATAAAAGCGAGCCATAGTCTGGTTTATTTGGGTATAATAGCGGTGCCCGCTCATTCTTTTTAAATAGTTAGAATGGCTCTGCTATTTTTGGTAAAGCAGATAATGGTCAAATTATTATAGATCCAATCGCACAAAAAGCTATGATTTATAGTCATAATTTTTGGGAATCTACTAATTATGGATAGGATGGATTACCTATTGATTATACATCATCAGGATAGGCTGGAGCTGGATTATTAATTAATTTAACTGCTCCTGAAATCAGATTTGGAAATGGTAAGTTCTCAGTTAATCCACAAGGAATATTACATGCCGAAGAGGTAGATATATCTGGTGTTATTACTGCAACTACTTTAAATTTGGGAAGTAATGCAACTATTCCTATTGAAAAAGTTGATGGCTTACAAAATGAACTGAGCGGGTACATTAAAGAAAATGGCGTGGTTGGTGGGCCATTGCCGCTTTGGTAGGAAGATACCATATATGCTATAGATGATATTGTTCGTGACAATGGAAAAATTTATAAATGTATTTTAGCGCATACTTCTGCGCAAAGTAACAAGCCGCCAAATACTACATATTGGGAAGAAGATTCTTCATTAACCACTTTTGTTGTTTCTAGTAATGGATTATTAACTGCTAGTAATGCAATTATATATGGAACTATTTATGCTTCTGCAGGTAAAATTGGTGGGCTGAATTTATCTGGAAATAGTATTTCTGCAAGTAATGGTAATTTTTCTATAACTGATGCAGGTTATTTAACGACAACAGCAGGTGAAATAGGTCCCTTTTTATTAGATGCAAATGGATTAACATTAGGCTCATTTATCCAACTTTCTCCTAGTAGACTTTATGTATCTAGCACTCCAACTGCTTATCAAAATACTTTTTATGCAGTAACTAATAATGGATCTTATATAGGTTTGAGAAATAACACTACTGGGCAAAATGCACAAGCCGCCTATTTTGGATATATTCCTTCAACTCTTGAATATGAACAGGTTGCTCCGCCAACAGATGGATGGGGGATAATTTTTTCTCATAGTGGTAATATATTAGTAAACAGTGGAAATTTAAATTTGCTTACAAAAAATGGAGGATTTTCAATTAATGGAACATTTAATAAAGATTATCCATCTATTGGATATAATATTTCAATGAGCCAGTCTGATGGTTTTTAGTTTAATGCTAATGCTAATGGAAATATTTATTTTAAAGGTGGAAGTTTATCAGTTCGTTCAGATGGATTATTGAAATTAGCATCTATGGTAACACAAGTTCGTTTAGGAACTGGACAGAATCCTAGATTTTGTCCTGAATATGATGAAGATAATGTGGAATTAGGAAGTAGTGAGAGGCGATGGGTTAGAGTATATGCTAAAAATGATGTTATTAGCACTTCTGATAAAAAATAGAAAGATATTTTAGGAAAAATTGATTTCGCAGAAAATCTTATAATGTCATTATAGCCAATTACTTTTATGTGGAAAAATGGTGATCATAGGAGAACTCATATGGGATTAATTGCTCAAGATGTTGCAAAAATATGTAAAAATTTAAATCAAAATTTATCATTAGTAACTGCAAGTTATAAAAGTAGTGATCCCGATGATGATTCTAAGCCTTATTTTGGCGAGTAGGTCGATGATAATTTATTAACATGGGGATTATCATATGAACAGTTAATTGCTCCTATTATTGCAGTATTACAAAAACAACAAAAAAGAATAAAAGAATTAGAGGATATTGTATATGAAAATTAAAAATATAGAATTACTTAGTATGATGCAAGTATTAAATAAATATTCTACAAAAAAATTACCACAAAAAATCTCATATTTAATTGTTAAAAATGCATTAAATATTCAAGGTGATGTAGATTGCTATACCAAAATGTTGAATAAAATCATTGAAACTTACAAAGATTTTATTATTAAAAATGACAAAGGTGAATATATTTATACTGCAACAGGAATTCCTCAGGTTGATGATGAACACATGAGTAATTATATTGCAGAAATTAATGAATTATTAAATATAGAAGTAGAAATTAAATTATCTACAGTAGATGATATTTCTATATTTGATTATAGTGACGATAAATATGATATCCTCACACCAAGAGAAATAATGCAATTACAATCTATTTTATGTAATAAAGAATAAAATAATAAATGGGTAATGATTAATAATCATTACCCATTTTTTTTATTCCCAATTAATTTCATTATCATTTTTTTCCCAATAGGCATCAAATATGCAAATTGCATCAGCCTAGTCATCATTTTGGACTTTAATTGAGTATTTATCTTCTACGTATTTTATATCTTGCGGTTTGAGCATTTCTCTCTTTATGCCGCGTCCCTGTTTTATTTTTAATGCGGCCCGCCATTCTGTAGCTCCAATAAATTCACACTAAATTTTTGGATTAATTTCATAAGCGGCGAGAACAATCGCAGCCTGTAACCACATTAATACTTTATTAGTATGAGAATTGTACTCAGGCCGCACCTACTACATAATAATTTTATCTATATTATTTTCTTTAATTATTTTAGATATTTCATCACGAATTTTAATAATTCGTGCATTTACATTTTTAGAGGTCGCCGCAACACACCCAGATTTTTCAAATTTTCCATTCTATCCTATGCACCAACCAGATGATTTAGTAGATAAATCTAATGATAGTATTTTCATTTATACCAATCTCCTTTCTCTTGGGGTAATTATACTAAAAATTTTTATAATTGTCAAATGAAAAAATATAGGTCAAAACTAGATAATCTGTTAAGATGAATTTTAATATATAAATGTAGGAAATATTATGTTCCTATGTTTTCGCGAAAGAGTAACTTATTAAAATTTTTTAAGCGCGCAAGGAGGAGATCGATGGCAAATTACAATAATCAAAATTTAGGTATACAACAAATGCCTAATGTAATGAGCCAACAGCAGCAAACTCCAATCCAGTTTCCCTATGGGAACAATAACATGTTATTGAGTAATACCCCATATGATAATTATATGGGAAGAATGAATGGTTCTCAAAATTTGTTATCTAATCAATTTTTAAAATGTAGACCAGTTTCATCAAAAGATGAAGCTAGAGCATATCAAATTGATTTAGATGGTTCCCTGTGGGTTTTTACTGATGTTGGCAATGGGAAAATCTATACTAAACAAATTAACAATGATGGGACTGCCACTTTTAAAACATATGTTTTCACAGAAGATGAAAGTCCTTATTCAAATTAGTATGTTACAAAAGATGAATTTAACAAAGTAATACAAGCGTTAATGGCATCTATGCAGCCTCAGGCGCCGCCACAAGCGGAAGAGAAAAAGGCTGTTGTAACTAATTTTTGATAAAGGGGAGAAAATATGATATGAATGTGAATCCAATGCAATTAATACAATTAATTAAGGGCGGGCAGAACCCACAACAATTAGTAATGAATATCCTTCAACAGAAAAGTCAAAGTAATCCTATTTTAAATAATGCAATGAATTTAGCTTAGAATGGAAATGCACCAGGACTATAGGCGTTGGCACGAAACCTCGCTGCCCAAAGGGGATTAGACTTTGATAAAGAGTTTGCAAATTTTAAAAATCAATTTCATTAATCATTGTGTAACAACTTTTTGATGGCTTATTTGGAAAGTAAGAGGAGATTAAAAATGTTTAACAACAATAATGGTTATTCTTTAGCAGACATTGCGGCTGCTACTGGCAATAATAATAATGGTGGTTTTGGTTTTGGTGGAAACGATGGCGGTTGGATTCTTCTTTTGTTTATCCTTATTCTCGCAGGAGGATGGGGAAATGGATACGGCGGATATGGCGGCGGTGGAGCCGGTTATATGACTGCTGATATTCAAAGAGGATTTGATCAAAGTGCAGTTATTGGTGGTTTAAGTGGTATTGCTAGTGCTATCAATACTGGTTTCTCCAATGCAGAAGTATCTCGTTGTAACGCGCAAGCAAACGTACTTCAAACCTTAAATAATAATCAAGCAAATCTTTCTACACAACTTAATACTATTGCTATGAATCAGCAGAACTGTTGCTGTGAAAATCGCGCAGGACTGGCTGATCTTAAATATACAGTAGCTACTGAAGCATGTGCTGACCGCTCTGCCGTAACGGACGCACTTCGTGATGTAATTGCTTCTAACACAGCAAATACACAGGCTATTCTTGATAAGCTTTGTCAGCAAGAGATTGATGCTCTTAAGACACAGAATCAACAGCTTCAGATGCAAGGTTATCTTGCGAGTCTCGCGGCTTCCCAGAATGCTCAGACTGGTCAGATTTTAAATGACAATGCGGCTCAAACAACTGCATTACTTAGAGCATTAAATCCTGCACCAATTCCCGCGTATGTAGTTGCAAATCCTTATGGATGCAATTGCGGTAATTGGAATAATTGTGGATGCAATGGGAATGGATTCTATAATTAATAAGGGAGGTTGCTTATGGCTAGTTATGTAACGACTGCTGACAATTTAGTCGCATTAAATGGTACAATTCCTTTTAATAGTGTTTCTATTCCATGTAATAAGGGGAACGTTGTTCCCCTTGTTCCTGGGGTTCTTAACTTAAATGGCAACACTTCTAATCGTTTTGCAAGATATGAAGTTAAACTTCAGGGAAATATTCAAATTCCTACAGGTGGTGCGGTTACTCCAATAGCATTAGGAATTACTCTTAATGGAGTAACTATTCCTTAGAGTGTTGCTATCGTAACTCCAGCCGCAGTAGAAGATTACTGGCATATAAATACTTCAGCTTCTATCACGGTTCCTTGCGGATGCTGTGTAACTGTATCTGGTGCATATGTGGATGGAACGGAAGATGATCCAGCTACGACACCTACTCCATCTATTCTAGTAAGACGTGAAGCTTCATTAACAGTAACAAGAGTAGCATAAGGAGGATAAAGATATGGCAACAGAAACACTAAAAATGATGAAGGAACAACTTGTAAGTTGTGTTCAAGGTCAACTTGGAGATCTTTCAAAAGCAGATGCTCATGAATTGGGCGAAGCGGTTGATATGATAAAAGATTTGGCGGAAGCTATTTATTATTGCACTATTACTGATGCTATGGAAAAAGGTAGCGAGGGGCAATATCAAGGTGAAACAAATATAAATTATTATACCACTCCATATTATAATAAAATGTATCCTGATTATAGGGATGTGGAGCGGACAGGCGGTTACATGTATTATCCCACCAACGGAAATGATCGTGGAATGGGTGGTGAAGGCGGTAACCGTGGTGGCATGAACTACTACACCTAGATGCCTAATGTCATGAGACGGGACCCCCGCGAAGGTAGAAGTCCAATGCGTCGCCGCATGTACATGGAAGGTAAGGAGATGCACAATGATCCTAATTCACAACTTCATGAATTAGAAGCATACCTTCAAGAACTTTCTACAGATATTACTGAAATGATTAAGGATGCGTCTCCCGAAGAAAGAGCTACGTTGCATCAAAAGATGACAACGTTAGCAAGTAAGATAGGCTAATGTTTCTTATTAACAACGTCTATTGGAAACTTGCGTTTGTTTCCCCAGACTTCCCTCTTCTTAGAAGGTTGTCTGGGGAATATTCTATAGGTGCGTGTGATAACTTGACAAGAACTATATATATAAATGAGACGCTGACCGGTGACCTTTTAAAAAAGGTGTTATGTCATGAAATCACGCACGCCGCAATGTTTTCGTATAATGTATCTCTTACTGTTGAACAGTAGGAAATTATAGCAGATATAATCTCCACTTATGGAGAAGAGATTGTTTATATAACAAATAAAGTTTTTAACAAACTAAGTAATTTTTAAGAAAGGACAATATTTTTATATGGAAACTTTATCAACCATAAAGATAAAATATAAAGATGGAACTTATTCTAAATAGATTCCAATAAGTATTTTATCTAAGTATGTAAAATGGAATAAGAAAAATACATTAGTAGATGTCCTTGGCGAAATTGATATAAATACGAAAGGTTCTGTTCAGGATCAGTTAGATACTCTTTTTACAGAGAAAATTGATACAGAACAGTTAAGATATTATGTTGCTAATTTAATTGCTGATGAAGTTACAGACTGGTTAGATACTAATATAAATCCAATTAGCGGAGATCTGGTAATCATAGACCCGTCCTTAAATATATCAGGGGCGGCCGCAGATGCAAAAGCAACAGGTGATGCTATATAGTCAAGTAACGCAGAAATTCAAGAATTACAAAATTCATTAAATAATTTAGGCGTTTCTTTAACAAGTAAGATTGATGACGCGTATGTAGAAGATGGATTTTTATATATGGTATCTGATGGTGAAATTGTTGTAGGTCCGCTGGGCCCATTTTCTGGCGGAGGTGGCGGTGGAGGAGGTAGTGAAACCTCTGCAGTCCTTACCGTTACAAATACCTCAGGTTGGCTATCTAAAACAATTTCCGCAGGATCACCTTGTTAGATTAGTTTTAACTGGACTTCTATTGAAGATGATCTTGCAACTGGTAATGGTAATTTAAGAATTTTAGTAAATAATGTTTTTAAAACTTCGAGAGAAATTGCCCAAGGTAATATTACTGTTGATGTTTCTGAATATTTATCAAATGGATCTAATACTGTAAAAGTTCAAGTTTCAGATATATATGGGCAAATGAGATCTATTAATTATAGTGTTACTGTTGTGGCATTAACAATTAGCAGCTCTTTTGTGACAGCCGCACCTTTTACTGGATTAATACAATTTAATTATACACCTGTTGGTGCAGTTACTAAAACAGTTCATTTTATATTGGATGGAACTGCTTTACCAACTCAATCAACAACTGTTTCTGGTAGACAGGTTTCTTATTCTATCCCTGCACAAAGTCATGGTTCGCATAGTTTAAGAGTATATTTTGATGCAGAAGTTAATGGAGAACTGGTAAGATCAAATGAATTATATTATGAATTTATTTGCCTTGAAGAAGGAAATGAAAATATTATTATTATAAGCTCTTTTGATAAAACAAGTGAAAATCAATATGCAACAATTCCAATCCCATTTACAATATACGATCCGACTGCGCTTACAACAGAAGCTAGGATATATATAAATAATACTCTTGTATCAACTCAGACAGTTGATAGAACAGAGCAGGTTTATTCATATCGAGCTAATAATGCAGGCACATTAACAATTCGTATTGAAGGTGGAACTGGATCAAGAACAAAATTTAAAACAATAACTTTGAATATTATAGAATCTCAAATAGATGTCGAAGCTGAAACAGAGAATCTTGTACTTCATCTAACTTCACAAGGAAGGAGTAATCAAGAGGAACATCCTGAAACTTGGTCGTATAATAATATATCTGCGACACTTACGGACTTTAATTTCTCATCTGATGGATGGCAAAAAGATGCGGATGGTGTTACTGTACTTCGTGTATCTGGCGATGCACGAGTAACTGTTCCATATAAGCCATTTGCTCAAGACTTTAGAACAACTGGTAAGACTATCGAGTTTTAGTTTGCTACTAAAAACGTACTTGATTATGATTCTGTTGTGCTGTCTTGTATGAGCGGAAATAGAGGATTTTCAGTTACCGCACAAAAAGCATATCTTAAATCTGAGCAGTCAGAAATAGGTACACAGTATAAAGAAGATGAACATGTAAGGATTGCTTTTGTGTGTGAAAAGAGAACTGAACATCGTATGCTTTTAATTTATATTAATGGTATTGTTTCTGGTGCTGTGCAATATCCCGCGGATGATGACTTTTCACAACAGACACCAGTAAATATTAGCATTGGTTCTAATGATTGTACTATTGATATTTATAATATTCGTATTTATGATAATGACTTAACACGTTTCCAGGTTGTAAATAACTGGATTGCTGATACACAAGATGGTGGATTAATGCTTAACAGATATGTTAGAAATAGTGTATTTGATGAATATGGTAATATTGTAATTTCAAATTTACCAAGTGAATTACCATATATGATTATTTCTTGCCCAGAACTTCCTCAATCAAAAGGAGATAAGAAAATTTGCAGCGGTTCTTTTGTTAATCCAATGTCTCCTTCTAAGAGTTTTACTTTTGAAGATTGTCAAATTGATGTTCAAGGTACATCTTCACAGTATTATCCTCGTAAGAACTATAAGATGAAGTTTAATGGCGGATTTAGAATGCAAAATGGTGCACAAGAATCTAAATATGCTATGAGTGCTAATAGTATTCCAGTAAAGACTTTCTGTATGAAAGCTGACTTTGCTTCATCAGAAGGCGCAAACAATGTTGAACTTGTTAATTTATATAATGCGGCTTGTCCATACAAGACTCCCGCGCAGGTAGAAAATAGTAAGGTAAGACAAGGGATTGAAGGATTTCCTATGATAATCTTTTGGAATAATACTTCAGCAGGAGAAACTACTTTTTTAGGTAAATATAATTTTAATAATGATAAGTCTACAGAAGATGTGTTTGGTTTAAGCGGCGATGATGAGTCTTGGGAGACTTTAAACAATGCTCCTGGTCGTGCGTTATGGCAAAGCGCAGATTTCTCTGGTACAGCTTGGCAATCAGATTTTGAGGCTCGTTATCCTGATACTGATCCCCCATATGTTGATACAGAACAACTTGCTTCTTTTGCTGAATGGGCGGTTAGTACCGACACAACTCAAGCAACAAATGCTAATTTACCTGCATCTATTACTTATGATGGAGTAACATATACTAAAGATACTGCTGAATATAGACTTGCAAAATTCCGCGCAGAAGCTGGAGAATATATGGAACTTCAATCGACATTATTTTATTATTTGTTTACTGAATTGTTCTTAATGGTTGACTCCAGAGCAAAGAACGCATTTCCATCTTTCATGGGCACGGAGGTTACTATATGAGTGTAAAGAAAAAAGTGGTCTGGTTGCCGTATGATATGGATACAGCAATCGGAATTAACAATGATGGTCAATTAGTTTTTGACTATAGGTTGGAAGATATTGATCATCAGCAAGGCGGAGCGCCTATATTTAATGGGCAAGACTCGGTTATTTGGAAAAATATAAGGGCGGCGTTCCCTGATGAATTAGCTACTATGTATCGTAATTTACGTTCATCTGGTGCGTTATCCTATGAAGTTATAGAAAACGCTTTTGAAGAGCATCAAGGAAAATGGACTGAAGCCATTTTTAATGAAGATGCTCAATTTAAATATATTAATCCTTTTATAGAAAGTAATGCTAACTATTTATATATGCTTCTTGGAAGCAAAGAGGAACAAAGAAAATGGTGGCTCTATAATAGATTTAGATATATTGATTCTAAATATGTGGCGGGTGATGCAAGAAATGACTCGATTTTCTTACGTCCATACGCCGCAGCAAATATTACAGTAAGACCTTATGCTGACATTTATGCTACTGTAGCATGGGACGCGACTATTACGCAAGAAAGGGCGGCCCGCAACACTACAGTTACATTAATTTGTCCTTATCAATAGATGAATGGTAATATTGTTAATATTTATAGTGCATCTCAGCTTGCGGATGTTGGAGATTTATCTCCTTTAAAAGTTGGACAGATTGATATTAGTAGTGCAACTAGATTGCAAGCATTAAAAGTCGGAGATGCTAGTAGCAGTTATGATAATTTCAACTTGTATAGTATGAGCTTTGGTAATAATGTATTATTAAAAACAGTTGATGTTAGAAATTGTTCTGGTTTTGGTGATACAACAATGCAAGGTCATACGCAGACTACTGTTGATTTATCAGGATGTTCTATTATTGAAAATGTTTATTTTGAAGGAACTAAAATTGCGGGTGTCTCTTTACCAAATGGTGGTGTATTAAAAATATTACATCTTCCAAAAACTATTACGAATTTGACAGTTTTAAATCAGAGAGCACTTACTTCTTTTGAAATAGAAGATGATGATTATTCTTCGATTACTACTTTAAGAGTTGAAAATAGTAGTAACCTTATTCCTGTTGATGATATACTTGCGGAAATGCCTGCAAATAGTCGTGTAAGATTAATTGGTTTTAGCATGACTGTTTCAACAACGGATGAAGTAGAAGATTTTTATGATTATTTGGATACGATGCGTGGATTAGATGAAGCGGGTAACAACCTTGATACAGCTGTTGTATCTGGAACAATTACTGGACTTAATACAATTACTGGAGCATGGTATTCCGCAATGAAAGCTAGATATCCATATATTTAGATTGAATATCAACATATTAGCAGTAATGTATATTTTTACAATGGAAGCACATTACTTACCACCGTTAGTGTAAATGATGGCGGCAATGCTATATATAGTGGCTCTACGCCTACTAAAGCACAAGATGCTCAGTATACATATAGTTTTGTTGGGTGGTCAAAAGATAATGATAATACAGTTGATAGTGATGCATTAACTGCAGTTGTAGCAGATAGAAATGTGTATGCTTGTTATAGTAATACACTTAGAAAGTATACAATAACATGGAAGAACTCGAATGGCACAACTCTTGAAACAGATAATAATGTACCATATGGAACAACTCCTACCTACAATGGTTCTACACCTGTAGATCCTTCTGGAAATAGCTCGCCGTTTGTTACATGGACACCAGCAGTTGCTTCAGTTACTGGTAATGCAACATATACTGCAACGTATAAACCTGTTTATACTGTAACATTTAAGTCGCAGGATGGTGCTACTACACTTCAGACTAAGAGCGTTGTTCAAGGTAATACCGCAACTTATACTGGAACAACCCCTACTAATGCTGATCAAACTACATTCTTAGGATGGTCTAATAGTATGAATTCTAGTAATGCGGATGCTACACTTACTAATATACAAAGTAATAAGACTGTATATGCTGCTTTTGAATCCTTAGTAGAGATTGCTGAGATTACAGATAGTTGGGATACTATTATTGCAAGTATTGATGCGGGTACTTATAAGACTAAATATAAATTAGGTAATTATAAACCACTTGATTTAGGTACAGAAGGAACCATCAATATGCAAATAGTTGCTATGGATGCTGATGAATTGGCAGATGGTAGTGGAACCGCTCCGATGACATTTGTTGGGATGGAGCTGCCTGCAACAAAAGCATATAGTGGAAGTAAATTTTACAGAGACACCATTCAAAACAATGTGTTGAACGCGATAAACACAAACTATTCAAGCCTTATACCCAGACTTCAATCTGTAGTTAAATATTCTTCAAGCTATGAAACATCTTTAATACAAGACGGAGATGTTGAAAATCGCAAAATATGGATTCTAAGTTTGCGGGAATTGACAGGGAGTACAAATGCAGAGACAAAGGGTGTAACATATACAAATGTATACAGAACACCGGCATCGCGCCAAAAACATCTACCAAATGTTGGCGAATCGACACACTATTGGACTCGTTCCCTAATAAATGCGACTAAATACTTTTTCATAAAAGACGACGGAACGTATACGTATGCATCAAGTACATCCCGAAATATTTGTATCGGATTCTGCCTCGGTCTCGAGCAAGAAACGATCTCCGATAGTTGGGAAACCATACTTGCTAATCCAAATTATGCAACGGATTATAGCATAGGGGATACGAAGTATCTTGATTTAGGTACTGAAGGTAAACAGTTGATGGAAATCGTAGCATTTGATGAAGATGATAAGGCTGATGGAAGCGGTAAGGCTAAGATTACTTGGATAAGTAAGACGCTGTTGAAAACTAGAAAAAAAATGGATGCTAAAAAATGGTCAGAGTCTACGATTCGCAGTTACCTTAATAGTACAGCAGTTAATCTTGTTCCATCAGAGGTTAAGAGCAGTATAGTAGCTGTCACTAAAATTTCCAATACGTCTAGTTCCACAACAGTAGTAAATGAAACCACAGTGGATACGTTGTGGATACCTAGTGCCTATGAATTAGGTGGTAGCAGGGAAACTGAGGGTGCAACATATAGAACATACTATAATTCGAATGAAAAAAGGAAAAAACGGAATTCCTACGGCAACACTGTCACCTATCCAACGAGAAGTGTTTTTAAAGGCGTCGAAGGATACTTTATAGCGTGTAGCAATGATGGCAATATTGAAAATTATGTTAGTAAAAATGATAATGCCAATATAGCCCTTGGTTTCTGTACAGACTAAAGTAGAATCATATGGAATTACCAAACATTAAAGAAACAGCACCCAGTACATCCGGATATCCGACTAAGGATTATGCGTTAAAACTGCGTGAAATGAGTTCTTCGGAATATCACACAAGAAATATTGATAAGGACTTTTTGCGTGAGATTGTAGAAATCGCTTTACCAACTAATATAAAACCGTAAGTACATTCTACTCCTAAAGAATTAGGAGTAAAGTAATTATAAAAACTTAGGGCAGTCTTAAGGCTGCCCTAATGGAGGTGATTAATATTTGCAAATATCAATCCTCAACATTCTTGCTCTCCTAATCGGGAGCGGCGGCATTTTTGCCTTTATACAATTTATTATAAAAAGAAATGATTAGAAAAAAGATATTACAAAAGATATTTTAAAAGCTGTTGCAGAAACTAATGAAAAAATAGATAAATTAAAAGCATCTATTTAGTAGGATAAAGCAACAACTGCAAGAACCCGCATTTTAAGATTCTCAGATGAGTTATATTCTAATGTGGATCATAGCAAAGATTATTTTGAACAAATATTAGATGATATTGAACAATACACACAATATTGCGAAAAAAATCCATAGTTTCAAAATGGAAGAACCAAAACTGCATGTTAGTGTGTTAATCATGAATATATTAGACTATTTAAATAGCATAAATTAGAAAGGAGAAATCAATGAAGGCGGGGTAAATTCTGCCTTTTATTTAAAGATTTAAAAGGAGAAAAAAATATGGCATATAAAATAGTAAATAAAATTTCAGAAGTATATGTGCCAAAATTTGGAAATACACATGAGTATATAGCCATTCACTATTTAGGAGTAGATGGTCAAAATTATGAATTATCAAAAAATGGTACTGGTGCCCATTATACAATTTATTGGGATGGAACGATTTTCCAAAGATGCTCTCATGATGCAATTGTATGGGCGGTCGGTACCGCTGGCATATATGCTCAAAAACATCCATACGCAAGAAATGCTAATACAATTAGCATTGAATTATGTTGTCACTGTGATGGTAACAAAGGATCAGCAAGTGATCCATATTGGTATTTTACAAAAGAGACACAAGAAGCCGCGGTATGGCTTGTCCAAAAATTAATGAAGGATTTGAAAATCCCAATAGATCATGTATTAAGACATTATGATATTGTGAATAAGATTTGTCCGGCTCCATATGTTCATAATAATAAATATAAAACATCTTGGACTTGGAATGAATTTCTTGAGAGGGTGAAGGGCGGAAACGCAGGTACAACACCGTCAACAACCGCAGCTTCTGGTATCCCTCAAAGCAAAGAAGATTTTATTAATAAAGTATCTAAAATCTGTGTAGATCTTTATAAACAAACAAAAATTTTACCATCAGTGGTCGCCGCACAGTGCTGCCTTTAGAATGGTTATGGATTAGGATCTGATGCTATTGAATTAACAAAACGAAATAATCTTCTTGGAATGAAAGCTGATTTAATCAATGGCAGCTGGTCTAATTATACAGTTTGGAATGGTACAAGTTTTTCTAAAATGACTCCTGAATATGTTAATGGTAAATTAATTTATAAAAATGATAACTTTAGAGTTTATAAAGACTATAAAAACTGTATTGAAGATTATTAGATGTTTCTTTTACATGTAAAAAATAATAAAGGTTATAAATATAATCGCATCAAGGGCATGACAGATCCTGGAGCGGTTATTCATGCAATTAGAATTGGAACTGGAACGGCTAGTAATCCATAGGGATATTGCACTGATCCTAATTATGAAGAGAAGGTGCTTCGTATTATTAAGGAAAATAATTTAGCAAAATTAGATGTAGAGGCAGGGGCGACAGCACCAGTCCCGCAACCAAAAACTGCCTGGTATAGAGTTGCACAAGACTATAAAAATGGAAAATATATTAATCAGGATAATGCTTATGAAATTAAGGCTAATGCAATAGCAAGAGCAAAAGCCAGAGGATTAAAAGCATATGATTAGAATGGTAATCAAATTTATCCATAGGTGAAAACGGCTGCGGCGGCACCAGTCCAAGCGCCCGCAACAACGGCTCCCGCCGCAACACCAGTAGATAGATATGTTGTTCGTAGAAGATGGTCTGAATCTCAATATCAACTTGGTGCTTATCAATACTTAAGTAATGCTAAAAACAAGGCTAATCAAAATTGGGGATTTAGAGTTTATGATTTAAAAAATCCAAAAACAGTTGTATATAAACCAAAATTAAATAGAGTGCAAAAATTACTTGCGGCATGTGCTCGGTTAAATCAATGGTTAGTAGATGACATAAAAGCTGGTAAAGACTGGAGATATTACAACAGCGGACATGTAAGTGAAAGTACATTCTGGAAAACAAGAAAAGCTAATAAGTTATATACAAACTGTATGGGCGGCGTAGCTTTTGCAATGAAATAGTCTGGACTTCCCGCATCCGCATGCAGCTGGTATGGACAAAAAGGAGGCGGCATCCGCTGGTTAAATAGTCATGCGTAGGCTGATCTCCGCAAGTATGCAGACTTAATCAAAGTAGGCAATAAAACTCCTAAACAGCTTATGAACGAAGGAAAACTTTGTCCTGGTGATATTCTTACTTTTGTAACTATCAATCATACATGTATTTACTTTGGTAATGGTTTGTCATTTGATTCTGGACATGCCTTCTGTAAAGAAAAGGGCGAAGGTGCTCATTTCGTAAAATGGATTGGTCCACTCTCGTGGCCGAACTATAAAGTTGGATATATTATCCGATTAAAACCATAAAAAAATGGCGATGATATAAAAATATCATCGCCATTATTTTTTTTTGTTAAATTCTTTCAAGTGCTTTTGTACAAGATAAATTCATCATTCCATTAACATCTAATGGTAATGAAATTGTTTTTATCATGTAATCTCCATCAATTCCGCTCTACTAATTTTTAATTGTTATCCGCACATTAGGCTCAAGATAATAAATTGGCAAAGTGGTTAATGTGACTTGTTCATTATAATCAGTATATTGATAAAATTCTGTTCTTATTTCTTCATAAGCAGACCTTAAAACTCCGCCAGTAACTAACTTTGAATAAATGTCTGATGTTACTTGAGAATATTCTTGTCGTCTATGCTAACACTATTCTCGAAGATCATCTGCGCCTTCGCTGTTTGCTTCAATAATAACTATATCAGGGTTATCAGGCTAAAAAATACAATTTATTGCATCATTTGATATTGTAAGAGTGCGTCTACCAATATTTTCTATACTAAATTCTGAAATGGCGGTAGAAGTATCTATAAAATCTAAAAAGAAATCCATGTTACTAGGCTGATCTAGTATTTCATCAAAGAATTTTCCTTGCCG